GTATTAAACTTGAACCTCCGTTCTTGTAAAATAATCGTATGTATGTATGTATGTATGTATGTATAAGTGTAAATATAATCTTTATTTTAGTCAATATTTTTTTCATTTTTTCCTCCTATTCTTCATTAACAATTATCGGTACTATAGTCCACTTTAATGCATCCCAATCTCCAGTCACGTTGTCTTCGTTGCATTCATAAATTGTATGATTGTAAACAACTAAATTTCCCTTGGAATATGTAGCTGTTGAACTGTATGTATCCAAGTTTATTCCTAATGCAGTTCTAATATTATTTAGTTCATTTTGCAAATGTCCTGCTTGATTTGAATTTAGCTCATCTTGCAATTCGTTAAACCAATCATTGAAATATTTAGTATATTGTGCAAAAATTTCCGATGTATCTAATTCTAACACTGCTTGTGTGACATTACCACAATCAACACCATATCTAGTATCAGTAATCATTTCGGTCGTAATTCTTGTTGTACCTGCTGGTACTGATATATTTGCTAGCCTTAAATCGTAAATAGTGCCAGTTCTAATAGTGTTAGGTTGAGATGGTTTTGTAGCATATTGACCTTGTAATATTTGAACTGTTATTTGTCTATTAGTTAGGTCTAATCTACATATGACAGAATCAATTCTACTTAATTCATTATCTGCCTCGTCTATATCTAGTGTAAGTGATTCTGTGTTTTCATAACTATAGCCATTTATATTAGCACTACCTGTTGCTACACTAACAGTCATATTATCGTTTGAACTTACCAGCAAACTATTATTAAATACACCGTTAGTAAAAAATTTAGATAAGAATCTAGCAACATCAGATGCATCATAGGTCCTATCATTATTTACCGAGTTAAAAAACCCATATTTTTGTGCCATTATTTATTACCTCCTATTCATCATCCCACGCACTTGATAGTGGATTACCAAAGGTAGAATAAATTGTTTTTTTACCATCTTCTATTGTTTCCTCTACTTCTATTATTCTATAAGTTGTGTATACACCCCATTTTTCTTTTTTGATATTAACCACATCTCCTAAATCCCATTTTACTTTATAATCTTGCTGAACTAATGCAGTTACTTCTAGTTGAAATGTTCCATCAGACAATTTACCTTCACCAATCGATTTTAATTTGGCACGATACACACTATCTGATAAATCTTTATTGCTTAATGATTTTTGATCACTGAACACCTCATATAAATCAAATCCTGCTTTACCAGCGTCTACTGTAACTAAAACTCTATTATCTTCTTCCCCAGTACCACCAACGAATATATAATTTGCCTTAGTCTTTTCACTTTTTATTAGTTTACCTTGCTCAATGTTATAATTATCATCACTAAATGAATACTCTTCATTTTCAGTTTGTCCTGAAGTTCTATCTAAACCTTTCCATACTTCAAACATATAAACTTTTGAATCAATATTTGGAACAATTCTAATTCCTATATTTGAATATTCTGATAATTTGCATAGATAGTCATATACATTTTTATAAGTGACTTGAAAATCAATGTGGGGTGATGACATAGTGACTGTTTCAGTTTCCCACTGTGTAGTTAATGGCGTCATAGCATTTACTATAGTATTCATACCCTCAATAGTATTTCCACTAAAATTAATTTTGTTTTTAACAATTCTTCTTGAGAGTAATGAAGTTAAAAAACGACCACTTATAGTCACTTCTTCATTAGTACCATTATCACTAAACTCTATTGTTTCAATTATTCCTGCCTCAGTATAATTATTCCTCATAACTATAACGTCAGTATCTATAAACTGCATCATATAATCATTTACTGGTAGAACTATTTCAAATTCACCAGCCTCAAAATATTTTCTTCTCCACCTAAGCGAAGTGAAATAATCTACTACTCCAAGTAGGTTTAATTCTTTATTGAAAAAGAACAATGATGAATCTTCATTACCATCAGCAGTAAGTTCACGAGATAGATTTAATATATAAATAGGTATTGTTCCAGTTCCTTTATAACGATATGCAGTTATTACCATTACATTATTCTCATTATTGTAAGCCAATCCATATCTAAGGCCTTCCAAACCATTATCAATGTCGTTCCATAACACCCCATCGATTGATTGCAATATTGTACCATTGTATCCACAAGCAATATACATACCATTAGCATATCTAGATCTAATTAAATATGCATCAGTTCCTGTTTCTTGTTTTGTCCAGTTTATACCATTTGCTGAAGTTAAAATTGTTCCTTTATCTCCAGTAACCACAAATTGTCCTTTACCATATGCTATACCAACCAATTTTACTGATGTTCCCGATACTCTTCTTATCCAATTATCAAGATCTGTAGATGTAAATATTGAACCGGTTTCTCCAACTCTTACATAAGTTCCATTGTAAAAATCGATGTCCATTTGAGAAAGATCTTCACTAGATTCAACAATTAATTGATGCTTTGTCCAATTTATACCATTTGTACTTTCATAAAACCAGTTTTCAGTTTTAATTTTTTTTCCATCTATTGTCCTATACCAATATATGCCGAGTAATGCTACAAATCTATTATTTATAAATTTGACGCTATTACTGGCAATCCCATAAGCTTCACCTGTATTTATCTTAATTGGTGTCCAATTAACACCGTCAGTAGAACGATAAAACCAAGTATCAGTACTTGTACTACTTTCACCTGTTATTATAAAAACTCCATTACCATATGCAATATTTTTTGGCTTTAAATAATCTTCATTTAATTGATATTCAGTCCAATTTTCTAAATTTTCTGATACACATACTTTGGCAGGACTCTCCGACAATAAATAATATTTCCCATCAACATATGCAATACCTTGACCACAGCCTAATATACCACTATCTTTTTCTATCAGTTTCATCTAACCACCTCTATACTGCCTCATAATAGTTATAATAACTAATAGTACAATCTAAGTTAGATGAACCGCTATCTGCATTTGTTACATATTTATTTACACCATTAGTTGCCTGTAAGAACTTTGTGCCAAATACCAATGCGTTTGTTATATTACTTTCATTTCCATTAGAATCAATATGAGTAATATTTTTTTCATTGTTATATGTAGTAACAACTATTTGCTCACCTAACTTTAAAGTATAATTTAGTTTCATAATTTCATTAGTTCTGGTATTTTTTAATGATGGATTTACTACTTCACCATTTGCTATAAATGTGATAGTCAAACCATATGAAATATGCGAACTATTTTCAATTTCAATTGCTGTAGCATTATTTTGACTACCAAATTCAATACCAGTACCAGCAGGTATTTCGAGTGGAAAGCTGAATAATTTATCCCAGTTTTGGAGAGTTACAATAGTTTCTTTTGAGTCCATAAAGTAAGGACTAGGACATAATAGATTAATTGTTGCATATACATAATTTGCTTTTCTTACCAAATTAACATTTTCAACATAGTAATTTATTTTTCTTTCAATATTACCTTCATAATAATAAAGGGTACCATGGTCTTTGAGTGGAAATATATTATATAGTTGCTGTTTTCTAGTAATTAAATCAATGCCATCTTTAAATACTACTACTAAATTTATATTTCTTTGATTTACTGATGTTCCTATATAAGATACGCCTACACCAAAGGCACTTTTTATTGTGGCTACATTTCCATCATAACTATGTAATCCTGAATATGAATCTAAATAAAAAGGAAAAGAATAACCAAATTCTAGTTTATAACCATAACTATTCTCACAAATAATTCTTTTAGTCTTTGAATAATAAGCCATTATCTAACTCCTCCATATTTTAATTTATATAATTCATATTCTTGTCTTAATAATCTTACATTTTCTGATGGGGATGTATATTTAGAATTGTTATTAATGATAGCAGTAAACTCACCAGCACTATCGTTATTTCTTGCACTATTTTGATTTTGCTTTTCTAATAGTAAACTATTAGCATTAGGATTAATCATTGGATTCAATGAATTTTTTACACCATAGTTAAGGTATTTCATTGCTTTAGTAGTATTACCTAATATATCATTAAATGATAACTTATCAGCCATACTTTGAGCCATTCTATCAGTAGCATTTTCTAATAGATAACTGGACTTATTTATTCCTTTAGTCATTCCTTTAATCATATCAGGCATCCAAGTTTCATAATCATGAAGAGGACCAATATCAGGTCTAGAAAAATGTAAGAATTTTTTAATTTTATCAGCAACACTTTTTGCTGCATCACCAACTTTTCCTACCGTTCCTTTAATACCGTTGATAAATCCTTGTATCATATCTTTTCCCCAATCTAAAGCCATAGAGCCTAAATTTCCAAGTTTATCTGTTATAGCATTAATTATTTTATTCATCCATTCACCAATTTTACCGTAGCAAGTCATTATGCCTTGCCCGAATGCTAAAATCACTTGTCCTCCAGCCTCTAACATCTTAGGTAAACTTTGAATTATTGCATCTACAATTTTAATAATTATAATAGGTATTTTTTCCATTAGCATCTCAATAGTATCAGGGTCAGTTAAGCCCTCAACTAATCCGATTACAAGTTGGATTCCAGCATCTATAATTAAATCAAGATTATCAACTAAAACTTCTACTATTTTTAATACACATTGTATTATTTGTGGGATTAAAGTTGGTAGACTTTCGGCTATACCTTTGGCAAGAGCAATTATGAGTTGTAAACCTAACTCGATGACTTTTGGGAGATTAGTAGTAAAAAACTCTACTATTTTATTTACGAGTAATGTTAAGGTTTCTTGAAGTCCACTCATATCTTGAGTCACCATATTTAATAAACTATCAATCATATTGCTAACTGCATCCAAAAGTTGTGGTACTAAGTCAACTAATATTTTGGCTACTTGTGGTAGTAATTTTTCAATTAATGTGACTATTCCGCTCAATATATTAGGTGCTAGTTTCACAATCGCATCACTAACATTACTTAATACATTAGTGACTGATTCAGCCAAATCTTCTGCACTACCACTGCCATTTAAGAAATTATCAAACGATGCTTTCATTGAATTGATTGAACCACTTATTGTTTTTTTGGCCTCTTCTGCAGTAGTACCAGTGACACCTAGATTTTCTTGTATCGCATGAATTGCATTATACACATCAGACAAGTTAGAAATATCATATTTTTGTCCTGTTAATTTCTCGGCATCTTTTAATAGTCTTTCCATTTCAGTTTTAGTACCACCATAACCTAATTTCAAGTTATCAAGCATGGTGTAGTTTTGTTTAGCAAAACCTTGATAAGCATATTGTATTGATGACATATCAGTGCCAAATTTATTAGCATTATCTGACATATCACTAAATGCCATGTCTGCGACATCGGCTGCCTTTGATGTATCTCCGCCTAGTGATTGTAACAAAGATGCACTAAACGATGTGACACCTTGCATATATTCATTAGCACTAACACCTGCAGTCTTATATGCATTTTTTGCATTCTGAACTACTTTATCAGCACTATCTTTAAATAGTGTTTCTACACCACCTAGATTTTGTTCTAAATCTGCATATGACTTAACACCTGCACCTACAACACCAGCCAATGCACCAGTTATTCCTGCAGTCACAGTTGCAAGTTTTTTGCTAACGTTTAAAGCAACATTGCCAACTTTAGATAATTCATCTTTTACTTTAGAAAAATCTATACTTGATGTATGCTTTAATTCACTATTCATCTTCTTAAGTGCAGATTCACTTTTTGTTATTTCTACACTCAAAGCCCTATATTTTTCTTTTTGTTCTTCGGTTAATGCTGAATAACTACCCATTTGTCTTTGAGCCTCTTTTAAAGCATTTAGTCTATCAGTAGTGGCTTTAATATTATTTTTTAATACATCTTGCTTTTGTGACAGTAATTCGGTGTTTTTGGGATCAAGTCTTAATGCCTGATTCAATTGTTTTAATTCGCTATTAGTAGAATAAACAACCTTATTTACATTTTTTAAAGCATCTTCTAGTTTTGATGTATTACCACCAATATCAATAGTGATGCCTTTTATATTTGCCATAGTTTCACCTCCTTATAAATACTAAAAAAACTACTCTAGAGTAGTAATGAGTAGTCTTTTTACTACTCATAAGAGTAGTATTTAATTAAACTGATTGTTCATATACGGATTCAAAGAAACTGGCATAAACAGCTTTATTATCGGCAGTTTCTTCCATGAACACTTTAATTTTATTATCACTAATTCTTGCAGTAGCGGTAATATTTAAAGTGTCAGTTGTCGGTTCTTTAGATGTCTCAATTGTTTGACCTGCAGTTGATGGTCTTTGAGCAGATACATTATAAAACCAAAACTTACGATTTGATTTATCTCCATTGATTTGGAAACCTAAAGCAAAATCAGATATAGTATCGTCAGTGCTTTCTATTAATGCACCATTTGAATCTGTTTTTTCACCAAGAATTTGTGTTCTAAACTCATCATTTATCATTGCTATTTCTAATGAACCGCTATATCCTTGATTAGCAAATTCACTAAAATATTTAGTGTTATCACCATAAAAATCCGCACTTTCCCCTTCGGGATCTAGTGTTAGATTTACTGCACCAGGCAATTTAAATGGTGTATCATAAGTCACACCGGCACTTGAATTTGCAGTTATTTTAGCGATGCAAACATTACTTAACCCAAACTTAACTTTATTTTTCATATTTTTTACCTCCTATATTTCATAAAAATTATGATAAATTTTTTCATCCTCATCCCATACTTCGTCAGATTTATCATATGGAATGTTATTTTTTTCTAATAATTCTTCAATAGTTTTTTCTAATGCAATATCTTTCTTCTCTGTAATAAGTTCTATTTCAAAGTTGTAAGGTCTATAATATGTCTTGCCGTCTGCTTTAAATGTTTCAGGACTAGACTCGCGATATGCTATAAATGGTGGTGTTACATTTTGTGACACTTCAAAGTGGTTATATGCCACCGGTATATTCAAAGTTTTTAATAAATCATAAATATTTTTATGTTCCATTTATTATCCAACCTTTCTAATGCCATTCTCAACATTTTTTATATATTCTGATACACATTGTTCTTCAACTGGTTTTATATGAACTATTGGAGCAGTATACCCACCATTTCTTTTTAAATGAGGCTTTTCTAACAAATGAGTTAATTGATAATCAGTTGCATTATGAATAATACAATGAACTTCTCCTCTTTTATTTTCTTTCTTAACTCTCCAACCTTTAGCATATTTTCCACGATTTGCAGTCGATTTCTTATTTTTGGGTGAAGTTGCTTTTAAAGTCTTAACACCTTCTTTTGCAATTTTTACTGCTTCATCTTGAATTATTGTTTGAATATCATCACCATAACCACGTAGAATATCATTTATATCTAGAATAGAAGAATTAGCCATTTACACCTATTTTTTTAGAGCATACTAAAACGATATCAAACTTGTTTTTAGGATCTATTGTCCTGAGAACTTGATATCGTTCATTATTCCACTCTAATTCACTTTCTCCATTGTAATTTAATCTTTTAATGACAAATTCACAATTTGGAGTAAGACCAGCCTCAATAGCACTATAATATTCTCCAGTCTTTACACTTTGCTTTTTGGCATAACATTTTTGCTTAGTCTCGGATGATGGTAGATAGTTTCCTATATCGTCCATATCTTTGACTTGTTTTATTAAATAAATTATTTCACTATAATCCATTTGATTCCTCAATGTATTCAGTTAAATGTCTTAAGGTATCCTTTTGAAGAACATATGAATTTGAATACAATTCAGCATTAGAAATATCTAGCAAACTTAAAACATAAGTAATTATTGCAGTCTCTATTAAACTATCAGGTTTATTAATAAAAGTATCGACTATGCCGATACTTTTAAGGTCTAATTTAGCTGATTCAATCCATTTTGCGATAGTTGAATCAAATTCACTATGATTTATACCTTGTATTTTTTTTATTTGTTCTAGCATAGTCTCTAGCATAGTCTTAACCTCTCTTTAATTAAACGTCTTTTACAGTTTGTGCAGTAGGTTTACTTACTAATGTAAATGCCTTATCAGCAACAACACCTAATCCAACATATTCACGTCCTAGAATTTCAACTAAATCTTCTTTTTTACGTGTTAACTCATCAAACTTGATATTGATTTCTTCACCGTTAGGAAAATTAGCAATTGTTCCTTGATCATAATCACCAACAATCATATAAACAGCTCCTGCATCTGCACTGTCATATGCTGGTAATGTGTTATTAAATTTAACATCAAATCCTTCAAAAATATCTACACCATAATTGTTGGCATATTGTACTTCTTTAAATTTAGCATAAGTTAACTTATTCATAGTAACTACTGGATTAGTAGCTTCATCACTTAAATTAGCATATGCTTTAGCAACTGTTGATGCACTTGGTTCAATTGCTATTTTTACTGCACTTGGACTAGTTGCAGTTGCAGTTTGTGGAAGTGCAGCAATTTTTGCAACTAATAAGTCTGATGCTTTTTTAACAATTTTATATGTTAATTCATTATAAATATATTTTAAGAATGCTTCTCCTCTTAAATCCATTACTTCATCAGAAATAGATATCCATTTTTTGATTGATGCTGGAGTAATTGTTGCAATACCTTCACTTAATGTTTCTTCAGCAACTGCGGCACTACCTTCTGTGTGAACAACAGCATCTCCTCCACTTATTTCAAATTGAACTTTTAAATTACCTTTAATATAAGTCTTTTTTACTAATGACATAATATCTGACTTATCCCAAGCAGTTTTTACTTCATCTAAAACGAAATCTGGCACTGCAATAGTTCCACTAGTTACATTTTCAGATAACAATGATCTTAATTCTTCATCTTTACCTGTTTTTACATATTCAGCATAAGCATCAATGTATTCTTTTGAATTTCTTAATTCTTTTTCGTTTTTCATTTTTCTTTCCTCTCTTTCAATTACTTTTGATTTTTCTTCAGTTATTTTTTTTGAAGTTATTTCATCTTTTTCGTGACTCTCAATTTGTTTTCTTTCCTCATTTAGAGCATCTAATTCTGCTTCAAGTTTTTCAACTTGTTCAACATTCTCTGCAGATTCTACTTCTTTACGAATTTCAACTTTACGAGTTTCAATTTCCTCTTTTCTTGTCATTATTGACCTCCTATTCTTTTTGAACTCTTTAGGGCTGTATCTTTCCCACTATGGCTCTCCAGCCTTTATTAAAATGACTTAGTTAGTATCCACCAACAAAAAAAGAACTCTCCAGTTCCTTTTTCATAATCATATTAACCTAATTTAGCAATTAATTTTTCTTTTGCATCTTTCAATTTTTTTTGTGTTTCATATTGCCTTCTTAATTCTGCTCTTCTTGCTAAAAAGTCATCATTCTTGCTTGCAATACTTACATCAGTTGCATTGTAAAATGGTTGATCTACAACTGACACATCAAATAACTTACCAATTTTAGTTATTGTTCTAGTATCTGTTTCATAATCATACTCTTCTTCTTCCACAGTAAATGCAAATGATTGTTTATCTATTAAACCACTTTTTATCGCATTAAATATATTTTTATGCTCTGTTATATCATCTTGCAAAATAGCATCCATAAATAAACCTTTTTCATCCCTGTTTAATCTTAATGAACCATTTCTTGTTCTTGCAAGAACCATAAATGAATCATTATGATTGTATCTTAATACTACATCATCCATCTTTGCATTATCTAATGCATCTTTTGATATAACTTCAGTATATCCATAAGTTTCAGGACTATTGAAAACTACTGCATATCCTTTTATTTCCATCTTTTCGTCTTCAGTAGTTTCTGCTCTGAATTGGATATCTAATTTTCTAATTTCTTTTTCTTTCATTTTTAACACATCCTTCCTTCAAAATAAAAACACTCTTTCAAGTGTTTTCATTCTTAGTATCATTATCATTTTTAGAATCATCATCACCATTTTGATAATCATTAGCAATATCGCTATCAATATGATTTAAATCTTGCATTATCTTGTCACCATCCGTACGAGGTGATAAATTAAATACTTCTCTTAATTCATTGATTGTCATTATATTGTTTGCATATCTTAATAAATTAATTTTAGTATTATTAGATACATATTGAAGTCTATTACTTTCAAACACTATTTCATTTCCAAAAAATTTTTCAGTTGGAGTGAATATTTTATTAGTAAATTCTAAACTCATTTGTAAACTTATTGGTTCTAATACAGATTCGTAAAATGCATCCCATTCATCCTCTGAATATTTAGATTGAATAATATTTTCATTAAGTCCATAATAAGAAAGAATTTTATTATCAATACTTTTGATTTGACTATCATCTGCAGTTTTCGGTTCTATTTTTACTGGTGTAAAATCAGTAGTCGCATCTAATCCACCAATTCCGCTTTCATCTGCATTATCAATAAAGTCTTTTACAAATTGATCACGCATTTTCTTTACATCTTCTGGCTTCAACATAGATTTAGTTGATTTAACAATTCCTTTTATAGATTGAGTAGTTTTTATAGCATTAACTATGCCTTCATCTAAAATATGTTTTATTGATAACGTTTTAGTTATTGGTATAGTTGATCCTCCAGCTATTCCACTCTCAGTTATAAATCGAGTTAAATGAATGCAACTATCATATGGCACAAAGCGTTCCTTGGAATATCCAAATCTGAATTTTATCCATATTTTATTATCATATTCATACAACCTTCCATCACTAAAATCCAATGGATATAATCCAGTAACTTTTAAATTCTCATCTCGTTGAATATAAACAAAACTATCATTGTATAAATATAAATTATAAATAATTGCATAATAAAAACGAAATGCGTTTTGCAATTCGTTTGGTTGCTTTGATAATAATTTATATAAGTTATCATTGAGACTTTCAAATTTATTGGCAAAGTTTCTAATATGTTTTGGATGCATTTTTGCACCATTTCTTGCAATGGCATCTACACACGCCCTTACATCAATATCATTTTTAAAGTCTCCATTATACTTAGTAAATATAGCTTTTGTTCCATCCAAAATTGTAAATTCACTTGCTTTTTGTGGAATTGGGCTACTTTGATTATTTCCAAATATCTTACTAAATAAACTTCTTTTTGCCATCACTTTACCTCCTCACCAATATAATCCAAATATTCTTGTTTTTTATTTATATAAATGACATATGCATCCATCATGCTTGATGCACCATCAATTCTTTGTGTTGCTTTTTCTTTTGATAACATTATATTTTCGTTATCATCCATTTTAACAACTACATTTGATAGATTCCATTTTAAAATTGGATTATTATTGTAATTTATTTTTTTATCCATTAAATCTGCCTTCATTTGCTTTAAAGGAGCTGACTCTGTTTTATATCCTTGTCTTACTTCCACCATATCAAAGCCTTCTGTTTTCATTTCATCACACCAAAAATTGGCATTCCAACTATCATAGCCTATCCATAATGGTCTTAAATCATATTCATTGACTTGTTCTTTAAACCAATTAGTAATATCATGATAATCTATTTTTGAATCACCACTTAATCTAAGATAGCCTGCATTTAACCATTTATCATATGGTATCTTATCTTCAGTCACCTTTTTTTCTAAAAAATTGGTTGGAATCCAATACATCTGTTTTATTCTTATTTTTCCTTTTACAACACCCAGAATTGTTGCACAAGTTAAATCTGTAGTACTGGATAAATCACATCCACCAATGCAATAGCAATCTTTCCAATCAGAATATATTTCTTCATTATTTAAATCTTCAAATGTCAACCAAGCGTTTCTAGAATTTTGTCTAACATTGAAATCCTTGCATAATAAATTAACTAATTCAATAGGATTAGCTCTAGCTCTTTGAACTTTTTCTCTTAATGCTCTTATTGATTTAATTGTACCTAGTGCAGGATTTGCTTTATACCATGATTCTTCATTAACCCACTCTTTTTCATCATCTAATTCATAAATAACTGGTAATAATACTTCATCAGATATTGTTCCATTTATAACTTGACTAGCATAATCATATTCAATATCAAATACATTCTGTCTTATAGTTCCCATTGTGCTTGTTTCTAGCAATAATGGTTGCTGTCTTGCACTCATTGAATCATACATTACATCAAGTAGATTTTTATCTTTCCAAGCATGAACTTCATCAGCAATTACTAAATGACTATTCAGTCCATCTAATGAATTAGAGTCACTTGCAAGTGCTCTAAATGTAGAATCGGTTGCATCATAATATATTCCGCCAATCAAACATCTAATTCTTTTTTCTAATGCAGGCGACTTTTTTATCATTTTTTTTGATTCTTCCCAAACAATTTTAGATTGATCACGTTTTGTTGCGACTGAATATATTTCTGCTCCACCCTCGCCATCTTTTGTAAGCATAAAATTAGCTATTGCAGAATCTAAAACTGACTTACCATTTTTTCTTGCTACAAATAGTATTGCCTTTTTATATCTTCTAAAGCCTGTATCTTTATCTACAAATCCAAATAACGCTTGCAAGAAAGCCTTTTGAAATAATTCTAATTTCAATCTTTGACCATTCCACTGACCTTTAGATTGCCTACAATATTTCTCAATAAAATGAATACATCTCAAACTTTTTTTCTCATCAAAAATATATGTATGGTTTTCAGTTTCTCCGGTTTCTTGATTAATAAAAGACACTTTATTAGGTGTCTTAATATCATCAACTAATTTTTTATATATAGTCTTTACTTTTTTGCATACTTTATTTGGATTATTCTTAATCCAGTTATAATACTCTTCTATATATGTCATAATTCATCATTATCAAAATCGTCAAAACCATCTATATCTTCCTTTGGTAAGAGTTCATTTATTTGCTTAACTGTTGATTGATAATTTTTAATCATAGCATTATATTGATTCAGTGCTGGATTAGCCCTCTCTATACTATACTTACCTTGTGACATCTCCGTTACTACACCTTTTTCTTGAAGTTCCTTTTTTAATTTAGTTAAAGTTTTTTTCATGAATTCCAATTCTTTAATTAATGTAAGTCCAAGCATTCCTTTTTCACTACTCATTTCATTAAAGATTTTTTTCAAATTCTTAAAACTAATTGGTTTGATTTTATCCATTTTATCACCTTTTTCTCGAAATAAGGGGGGTTATGCACAAATCTGTACATTTTTTGAAGGCTCTCGCCTCGGTTTCTCAAATAAGCCATTAAGAACACCAACTAGGGGGGATTTAAGTCTTTGTAACTAGGTTTCCATTTTCATCAAACGAGTAATTTTTTCTGACTGATACGTCTTGATGATGTTCCAATTCATGGCACTCCTTACATAAGCCCTCTAAATTATTTTCATTCAAAGCAACATTGTCATTATACACATTAGAATCATTTAAATACTCTTTATGATGTACTATTCCAATTCTTCTTTTTTCTTTTGGAATCCACTCACTTAATCCGTCAACGTATACAGGCTTATGACATCTATTACATAATAAGTTTTGTTTTATCCAAACATTTTTTCTAACAATCTTCCACGACTTTGAATTATAAAATTCTTTTCTTATTCCATAACTCACTTTGTTTCCTTCTTTGAATTTTCATTTTTCCTTATTACTACTTCTTTATTATCATTTAGTTTAGCATTTTCTATTTTCTTTTTGTTAAGTACTTCTAATATTTCACATACTCCTGCTTTAACTAATACATCTGCTCTTTCTTTAGATACTATTCTTTCATAGTTCTTATCATCTGAATTATTAGTTATTTTAATGTTTAACTCAGTGTCGTTATATGTTTCAATACATCTTACTTTTGCTTCCATCTTATTCTCCTCCTATAATGATAATCTATCTATATCTTCTTGAGTTGCAGTTCTAGTTCCATCATCTGACGAACTTTCTACACTAGATAGTAGTATATTTAATAAACTTACAAATGACATTTCTTTCATGTCATTCATTGTAATATTTAATCTTTTTGCAAGAGCCATAATTTCATATTCATCTATTGGCTCATTATTTTGTGAATTGTTGGGGATTTGTTTTATTTCCCCCTGATATGGGTGTAACTGCTAAATCAATAACTTCATCAACCCATTTTGTTTCATCAAACAGTCTTTCAAGGCTCTTTAAGAATTCCTCAAATGAACCTACTTGATTGTTATCAGCTTCTACGATCATTACATACGTTATCTGTAGTAATATTTCTAAAAAGTCATCTATTATTGCTAGTATGTCGTCATTATCTTTTCTTAAATCTTTTATTTTATTGATATCTTGCATTAACTTTCTACCAGTCATATCACGATATTTAAACTGCGTTAATGCACTTGATTGTATCGTGTAGTCTTTTCCACCAATATTTATTATTTTTTTCATTATTACCTTCCTTTCTTTTGCTCAAAAAGAGTTTATACCTAAAAATTAAACTATAATTACAAAATTAGAACTACAATGAGCAGTTCTAAATAAATCCAAGTTATAAGTGCTAAAGAATTATTGGTATCATCTGCCTCATACTCTTTAGCACTATAGAACATAAATAATATATTAATCATTACTAACACTATTTTAATAACTGTATGCATTAATTCACCTTCTCAAATAAAAAGAACTCTTATAAAGTTCTTTCACGATATTACTATCTCACAAAAAGCGGCTCATATCGGTTCATTATACATTTCTCTTCTTTTTGTAGCGGCTATATATCCTCTTACACTGACTCATTGAATAATTAACTTTGTTAGATATTTGGTACCAAGTATAATTTTTAGTATCTATCTCTTTATAGTAAATTATCAATTGTTCTATCTTATCATATTTTTTTAATATTTTTAGTTCGTTATCTATCCAATCCATGTTATTTTTTATTTTTTTCTGAATTATCTGAATATGAAAATCTAATTGATTCATTTCTTTTAAAATTTGATATTCTAACATCTTGTCTACTACTTTGCCACCATCAACAATTATCTTATCATACGATGTACTATGTAATCCCACTATTGACTCTAATGATTCCTTTTCATTTAATAATTTATTTAATTGATTAGTTAAACGTTCAACCTCATAATTTACTTCTCTTAATGTCATACCAACCTCCATTTATTCCTATCTTCCTAAATAAAATTCTCTACATTCTTTATTTTTAAAAGCATTTGATGGTGTCATTACTTTACAACTGTTAATTTTGTAGGTACCTAAGCCATACCCAATTCCCATACCTATCATTAATATACCTACTATTCCTATTACATAAGTTAAAATATTATCAATCTTCATATTCCTTCACCAACTTCTAATTTCATTTTTATTACCTCCTAATCTTCTAAATAATCATTTTCTAAGTAAACGTAGTAAACTACAATACAAACACATATTGTTATATAAAATAACCAAAATATAAATCTTGCTATGTTAAAGTTATTATTTTTATTATCTACAAATTCAGTTATACCTTGAGTAGTTATCTTTAAACTAGCTCCGTCTTTTAATTTTTTGTTTTTAGCTATTCCAAACACTGTACCTTTAAATGTTTTATCAACTACCATGTATGAGTAACGTTTGTCTCCTACTGAATGGAAAAAGCGTATCTCATCATATATGTAATTATCTTTTACTTTATTTATTTTATCTTCAGCAACAGAGTCTGTATCTAATTTCAGCTTATACTTCGGAAAATTACTAAAATCACTAAAATTAAACTCTAAACCACTATATTGTATTTTTGTAACATTGGTAGTCTGTGAATCTATTTCATCCCAAGTATAGTAGGTTACAGTATGACATCTTCTATTCTTACCACCACCACTACATTCAGTCCTATAGTGTCTACTATATTCTTCTGTTATCTTTTCTACCGACATATAGTCTTTTTTTAACCATTTATCTGTTATTCCCATGTCTACACTAAATTGACCATAATTTATAATGTTTCCTACACTTGTTTCGATTGCATACTTAAACATTTCATCATTTTCGTTTATTTTTAGAGCCTTACTATATTTTTCTTTTGAAGATATTTGTATGTCCACAATTTTTGAATCAATAGTTAAACCTAAACATAGTAGTAAACATACTATTATAACGCTAACTAGTATTTCTCTCTTAGTAACTTCTACCATAATCTTAATCCCATAAGTTTTTAGGTGAATCACTTGATACTTTATAGTCTAAATAATTGTAATTAATCCTCTTGTAGCCCATTATTTCTGATATTATATTACTTGGAAATTTACGAATGTAGTTATTATAACTTTTAACTTGATTATTATAATTTTCTCTATAACTAGCAATTAAATTCTCTGTAGTTGCCATCTCAGTCATAACTTGCTTATAATTATCATTTGATTTCAACTCTGGATACTTTTCAACTACTGCCTTTAGAATTACTTTAGCTTCTTCTATGTCTCCACTTTCAACTTTAGAACGAGCACTGGTTACAGCTTCTAATACGTCACTTTCATAATTGTTATAAGATTTAACTGTATCAACCAGATTATTTATTAAATCAACTCTTCTTTTTTCTTGAATTTTTATTCCAGAATTACTTTCTTTTATTTGTTCTTCTAAACTAACAATTCTATTATTAGTAGTTGCAAATATACCTATAATTAATAAAATCATTCCTAATATTGTTCCCAAAATTATTAATATTAATTTCCAACTATGTTGACGATTATTTTTCATTTATTTTATTCCTCCTAAAATCATTATGATTATTATAATAATTATTAATATCGCTAATGTATTGATCAAAAAACTAAACATCTTTTCCCTCCAAAGCTATATAAATTACGCCTATAACAAAGCCGATTACAAAGAACAAAATCATCTTTATAACTGTTACCCATTGTTTGGTAGCCAGATAGTATAGTAAAGAAACTGAATACAACAACAATATTATCAAGTACAATAGTGAATACTTATTTTTCAAATTTATTACCTTCTTTCTTTTTTAATTGGAATAATATTCACAGATAAATTTTGTTATTTATAATTGCTTCCATTTCTAACCTCCATATAGTTTTTTATTTTAGGATCAAGATTAATTAATGTATTTAAAGTATTTTCAAATTTTTCACGGTCAACTATATTTTGATTTTTTAACTTAATTAAATTAACCGTTACCATGATGGAATACACAAGTAATATATCTATAATTAACAATATCAGCAACCACATATTCTCCTCCTTTATTTGATGCAATAGAACCTGATATTATATTGCATCATATATTTTATCGTTTTTCTATATTTCATAAGGCTTAAAACTTACTTTTTCTCAACAAATAGTTTTTGTGTTTTTTTAGAGTATTTTTTTAGTAAAATTTTATTAATTACTTTACTTGCTAAGCCTTGCTTTTGTAATTCAATAACCTCATATTTTAATCTTCTAATCAAATTAATTGTTTCTTTTATTTCGGTTTTATCAATCTCACATTTAATTGATATTGTTTTCTCTTTCATCTATTTCTCCTTTCTTTTTATGTTCTTTCAGTGCAATCCATTGTAATAAAATTTTAAACCCTTCTTGTTCAAGTTCATCTACCCAACGTCCGTTACATAAATCAACCCACTCTTTATTCTCTTGATATGATTTAATGCCTCTATCCTTGATATATTGATTTTTATCAAAAATCTTCTCTAGTTTATTCATAAGTATCATCTTCACGTACTAATTCAGCTAACTCTGTTAGATCAACAACGCCTTTGAACATTTGCTCTATTCTTTGTAGCTTTAGTTCTCTTTTAATTAGAAATTCAATTTCTTCTTCTGATAAATTATTAATGTTTTTCTTGTCATGTGTAATATCTTCTTCTATTGTTAATTCATAATTAGCCATCATTTCTTTTAATATTAAATCTGTAAACTCCTTTTTTTGACTTTTTCTCATATTTTTAAAACTTTCAATTAAAAAATTTTTTTCTATCATTTTTACCTCCTAAAATTTTATATTTCTTAATTTCAATTCTTTTTCATTATTAGTTAATTTAGTATAAATCCTAGC